TGCGGGGCTTCTCCCTGTACGGATGGTTGAGGTCCGATGGCTCCAGACCAATTCTACCGCTCCAGTAGAGGTTCTGAGTTTTATACTCAGAACACCTACTTGGGATTTCCTTCGGCTTTGAGCTCAAAAGCTCATATCCTTTGGGATCCTGTGGTAGAGATGGCCTATATGGAGTCATCCAACCATTCCTGGCGCCCGTACCAGTGGGCGTCAGGTGATCGAGGTGGGCCCTGGTTGCACGAAGAAGTTATCTTCGATGTCAACCCGGTGGTGTTAGACCAATATGCTCCTGTTAGCGGTGGCCAAGGCCACTGCGGTAGGAATGCATATACTGCCGACCAGGGGTTAGTGACAGCTGTCACAACCTCTGTGCCGACATCGGCTTTGAATGCAAAATCCAAAGTCGAGTCTTACACTGGATCACCTGACTATGCTGGGCTCTATGTAAAAGGAGCCTCGGCAATAGCCGCGTGTGAACCCACACACCCTGCGGTAGACCTTGCTCAAGATTTGGGAGATCTCGTTAAGGATGGACTACCCTCGATACCTGGAAAGGCCGAGGGTAACATCGGAAACGAGTATCTCAATCTTCAGTTCGGTTGGGCCCCTAACGTCTCTGACGGAAGGGACTTCATTAGCCAAGTCAGGGCTTCTGGCGATGCTGGTCAACAGCTCGTTCGAGACTCTGGAAGGCTAGTGCGCCGCACATTCCATTTCCCGGAGACACGTAGTGTGACTTCGGATTCCACTAGTAACTTGTTTCCAGGTTACTGGGGGAATGGTCCTTCGACCGATATGGTTGTACCGGGTGTTAGGAAGCGATCTACCACTACTACGCGCAATTGTTGGTTCAGTGGTGCGTTTACGTACCACGTTCCACATTCTGCGCTTGGTAGAACCGTATACAGCCTTGATAAGAAGTATGGATTACTTCCTGGGCTGGATACGGCGTGGGAGATTACTCCCTACTCGTGGCTTGTTGACTGGTTTACCAATGCTGGCAGTGTTATTCATAATCTGAATGCATTTGTCAGCAATGGTTTAATCATGAAGTATGGTTATCTCATGCAAGAGACCGTGACTAGATACGACTATAGTTGGGTCGGATCTATTCGCGACTTTGCAGGCGTTTACCATACATACAACCTCTCTGCCCAACAGATTCGCAGGCAGAGAGTGCGTATACAAGCCACTCCGTACGGTTTTGGATTGGACTGGAACGGCTTCTCGCCTTTTCAGCTTTCAATCCTGGCTGCACTAGGGATTGCCCTAGTGCTTTGACAGCGGGCATCAATGATGCTGCTCGCTTCAACCGCCCTTAGGGGCGTTCACCAGAAAGTCTCGTGATGGCACTTGCTGATCCTCAGACTGTCACTGTTAACGCGGTAGCAAAGTCGCTACCTCGTGTGGCTTCCGGAGACTATCAGGGGGTCTTTCAAGACCTCGCTGATGGCCTCGTTCTGCGTGTTTCTCACACGCAGGGTCGCCGCAACCGTGACGTCGTTCGACTTGAGATCTCTAAGATCTCTGCGGATATCACTGTTCCTTCGAACAATGTTCCGTACTCGATGTCCGTTCAGCTCGTGATGGATTCCCCTTCTCAGGGGTTCACCACGACTGAGTTGACCAACAATTTGAAAGCGTTGGTCGACTGGTTCTCCGCGACGTCGTACGCCAATGTCACCAAGGTGGTGAACAAGGAGTCATGACGCCTCGGATGTTCCTTCGGCGAGTTGTCGAACAGAGCATCAGCAAACCATCACTACGGACTTCGCTACCCCGAGAGGGGAACGAATGAAAAGCCGTAGCGAGATCTGGTATGCGTTGCTTAAAGAAATAGGCAACGCATGCTCGGTCAACACCACTCTAGACATGAAGTATGTCCAGAGTCGAGTAGGAGCAGAAGGTGACGCATTTTTCTTCGTCACCCTCCCATCATTTGAGAAAGACCTTTTAAGGTCTATCAAAAGTGGTGGCATCCCTGTGGATGCTTTCCCGGGTTTCGGTCGTAGAAAAGTTTCTACGCCGACGGGAAGCGTCCATGGAGTCCCCAAGTTTCTTGGTGGATTCCTGGATCTGCTCTTTACTTCGGAGCGGTATGTCTTGAGAGAACAGGGGTTCTATGAACGAGAGTTCTTAGATACACCTGAG